TTGGGCAGGCACAGAAGTTTCTACCCGAGCGCGTGATTCATCGAGAAAGGTGGTCAGATCATGAGTCACACTAGAATTTGATTCAAGATTTGGATTAGATGCAAACAGACAAAGTTCATTGTAAAAATTAAAACAACAGACAAGAACACACAATGAGAAGCAACCACACAGTGCAAACAAACATGTTGTGTTGAAATGGTTAATGCAACACCACTAAGCCCTCCGCGTCTGTGAACACGAAGTCTTTCCTGAGCTTGCCGTTTATATTAGCGGTAAAATACCGTATTATAGCCGAAACAAGCTTTTTGGGCATTAGGGGTGGGAACACCAACGAATTCAACGAATTGAGATTCACAGTTTTCCAATTAGAATTACATTTACTACCATAGCAGAAAATGTATTTCTGAGAGTCCATTACGACAGAGCACAACGTGTACTCTGAAGCCGAATTTCTGATTTCCAGAATTTGTTTAGCCGCAGTCTGCCCCATTGTTGTGGGAGCAGGTTGTTTAGAGCACCATCGCTGATAATAAAAACAAAAGTCTTTATACACATACTTTGGTGCAATTCGTCGCATTTTGTCTACATACTGATTGTAGACCTCCTCACCATAGCCAATAAGCGCTTCCAAACAGGAATCTATTGTTTGCTGCAATACCTCCTGCTCTTCATCTTTATTAGCCATAGTCCATCTGAGAGCGTTTTCAATGACAGATAAGTCCAATCTTCCAAAGACACCATCCTCTGTAACATGAAAATCACGTTTAAGAAAATGAGCATCCTTGATGTCTTTGAACTCACTTGTCAAGGCCGTTTTGTCGCCATTAGTCATGGTAAAACCAATTTCCGATAGCCACGTGTTTACCTTATCCGGTGTAAAATAAGGTTGAAGGTCCTCACTTACAGTCATGACAACATCGTCGCCATAAACATGGAGAGAAATATGGTCATAGAAATCCCATAAACCATAGTTGAGTTTGTTTTCCTCTATGCAACGTTGGAAGGCATAGAGGTGGATAATCCAGTTGAAAAGTGAATTGAATTCTGCCGTTCCGAAGCAGCCCGAAGGTAAGCCGCCTACTCGCCTATAAGCATTTCCCAAGCAAACAAAAGTCGCATTGGCATACTCATAGAGGATCTTCTGCCGAAATACATCATTGCCATCGCTGTAAAGTGCATTAATCACATCACAAGCGATACGATAGAGTGAAAAAGAAACCGAGCCATCCCAATTAGTAAAGTCAGCCTCGATAACCTTATCAGAAACGGATATGAGATGATCATAGAGCCGCCCCCAATCACTTCCATTAGCATCAATTCCAACACTACTCGGTGTGTCAATGTACATTTCATGTAAAAAAGCAATAAAATCGCCAAAGTACATTCGTGATAACACTACAAAAGGTTTATTAGAACCCATAAATGTCCGAGTTTTGCCAGCTTTGATTTTTTCTAACGGTCGCGTTTCATCTTTCAAAAGCAATGAGAAGTAAGCATCAGGTCGTTCGCCATTTTCAATTTTACTTTCCATTTCCGCCACCACTTTCCTTAGTTCAGGACCAGGAAGTGGTATATTTCCTTCTCCACGGTCAAAGAGTTGAATGCCAGTAAATGGGTATCCATTCGAACTAGTGATATTAAGTGAAGTGTAACCTTCTCTTTTCTCACCAGCCTCATTTAAGCCACTTACAGCCTCATCAATCGTGGATTTCGTAAAACTACTACGTCCGTGCTGCGCCATTAAATTTTTGAAGTAAGAGATCAGATGTTGAGTGATCGCGTGAGACTTACTTCGGTCCATTACAAACTGATCAGAAAACATCTTTTGTGAATTGAAACACAAAATATTCCTCCTTTCAGTATTGCGTGGGTCTTTGGTGTGTAAGATTGCGGGTTGTTGAGTCTCCGCAAAATGTTCGTTGAAGATTGTAGGTCGAATCGACGTTTGTGAAGGTACAAACGCAGGTGGAGAGATAGCACCAAAACTTTCAGCTTGTAAAAACAGTGAACGCTTTGTTTCACCAACAACATTAGACGGAATGTATGGTTCTTCAGAAAACTGTGGTTTCCGAAGTTTATCCACTTTCGTCAATGTTTCCCTTGTAAACGGTTGAGCAAATCCTTGATTTCCATTTCCCGCCATATGCAATCCGATAAGATTACCAGATGCAGTAAGCAGGAGTGAGCCACAAAGTCCTTTTGAAGATTCTATTGTGTAAAAGAATCCTCTAGCTGCAATGCGCGAGCCTTTATGCGCATACTCCAAATCTACCATAGTTGTTTCAGCAAGCTCATATGCACCACGTACATAATGAATTTCGCCATTGGTATACTTAACCGCGTCTTTTGAAGCTGTGTAAAACTTCACGCGGCTATGCTTTTGCCGATCTTCAGCAATTTTATCTTGCTTAAGATTGCTAATCCCCGTAATATCATACTGACAAAAACAAAAATCGTGTTCTACATCACGCAAAATGATGTTATGAACACTGTGAGATATAAAGAAATTGGTTTTTGAGCCAATTAATTGTAACTCATAAGATTTGTCATTAAGAGCATGGTTAGGGAAAACAAAAATACCACTGCCGAGAGCTAAAACAGTACAAATGGATTCAGCTTTGCCATTGCAAACACAAGTGAAAAGTCGATTGTGCCAATAGTCCAAAGTTCGGTCACTAAGCGTGTCGTAGGTCATTTGTTCCTTTTCGCAGAGTTCATCAGTCTCAACATGCGCAATCATTGGTCTGCGCGGTTGCACTTTCTTGATAACACGTCTGCGAGCCTTTCGTGCCATTTCGTAATCATATTCACCGGAAGCACCCTGTGATTCCATTATTGTATTACAGCCTTTGAGGAAGTAAAAACTTCCAACTCCAACTGTAGCCAACAACAGCAACATGCCAACCAAAACTTTGTGTTGAGTAATGGTTTCGATGAATTGATCAAAAAGCTCCTTCACTTTCCGAGTAAGTCGTGTAGTTCCGTTGAGAATTGGTTCCTTCACTTTCAAGCCAACAAGCTCTAATAGCGAAGGGTCGGTTTCTGTCGCAAAAAATGATTTGAAGAAATCTGCGATGGTATGGCAGATTGAGCTGATGATAGGCTCCTTCATTTGAGGAATGATTAACTCCTCTTCTTCCTCCTCATCACCAGCTTCAGCTTCAAACTCTCCTTGGTCGGCAACTGAATGATATTCCTCCTCTTTGTGTTTCATCATGCCAATAACATCATTAACACAAGTCATCAAAGGATCACCATTATGCGCCACATTAACGTGCTCAGAGTATATCTCTTTGATAGAAAACAAAAAGTCTTCCATACACATGAGATGACTCCAGCCAACTCCATCAATGCCTTCCTTTCGAGATGCAAGAGCTCCAAGTGAACCACTTTTCCTGAAGCTCAGGGGATAAGTCTGAGTGTTACGCAAGCGAAAACACACAGTGCCGGTATCGTCTTTTTCCATCTTCGCAAAAACTTTGAAGCGCCTTTCCAAAGCTGCATGCGAAGTGACTCCATTCGGTTTGAGACATTCATTATTGCCAGTAGCTATAACAAAATCCGATGTCATAGCTCTTCCTTTGTCAGCTAGCGATGCCATATTAACAGTGTAGCTAGCACTGCTAATTGCCGTGAAAAGCTCATTCACTCGTGGGTCGTCAGTGACTTGACACAAATCATCAATGTGAACTATGGTCTGCCCGTAGTAACCTGACCAATAGTCTTCACATGTACGCTGATAAGAAGTGATAGATTCACGTCCTGAAAGATAAGCGAGGTATGGCTCAAGCGTCTTAGCTAAACGCGTCTTTCCAACACCAGGATTTCCGCAAAGATAAATGCCAAAGGGCTCAGTACGACTTGTAACTTCTTTAAGAGCTGCCCGTATAGCTTCAATCTTCGTAGACAAAGCGTGCACAATTCCGGAGAGAGGGTTATCAGATGCGATCTTGGATGGCATACTGATCTCCCAAAGTGCAACAATTCGCCTTGCTTCATCCTGCTGCGCTTTCGACTTCATCATTGTGTCAATACAAAACTTTTCAATGTCTTTAACAAGTTGGATTACCTTAGGA